GTCGTTAGATATTGGAATTCAACTACAAATCAGTTGAACCTTGCACGACTTACTGGAGATTTTAATATTTACGATGAGTTTGTTGGAGAAGAATCTGGGGCAAGGCATACGGCAACTCCAGGATCTATTGCTGATAAATTTAATCTACCAGATCCTTTTGCGTCAAATGATGATTTTGAAAAAGAGGCAGACTCTATACTAGACTTTAGTGAAGGAAATCCATTTGGTCGCCCATAGGGGTTACTTTTGTTAAATAGTATATAATTATCATTTAATCTAATGTTTGAGTACTTCTATCACGAGATATTAAGAAAAACGGTAATATCATTCGGAACACTTTTTAATGATATTGATATTAAGAAGACGGATACTTCCGATAACGTTACCTCTGTAGTGAAGGTGCCTCTTGCATATGGACCTATGCAGAAATTTCTTGCTAGACTTGAGCAAGCTGAAGATCTAAACAAAGCAACTCAAATTGCATTACCTAGAATGTCTTTTGAGATGACTGGTATTTCATATGATTCTGCAAGAAAAGTAACAACTACTCAAACATTTTTAGCAGGAACAAAAGACGACGGTTCGGATATTAGAAAGAATTACATGCCTGTTCCATATAATGTGGACTTTGAGTTAAGTATATACACAAAAATAAATGATGAAATGCTTCAAATCGTGGAGCAGATTTTACCATATTTTCAACCACAATATACAATGACCGTTAATCTCATTGATACTATTGGTGAAAAACGAGATGTTCCTGTTATTTTAAATTCCATATCAATGGACGATCAGTATGAAGGAAATTTTGAAACTAGAAGATCTTTAATTTATAGTTTTAGATTTACTGCAAAGACATACATCTTCGGACCTATTTCTACAGGATCTGCAACAGATATCATCAAAAAATCTGTTATTGGATTTGGTGCTGGAGGTTCTGGATCGAGACAGATTGATGTTAGATATACCTCAGAACCAGTTGCTACTAAGAGTTATTCTGAGTCGAGTACAACAACATTACTTAAGGACTTCCTTAAGACAGAAACTGTTCTGGAAGTTGTTTCTTCATCCGGAATTAATGCAGGAGATAAACTATCAATCGGAGAAGAAACTTTATATGTTTCCGATGTAAATGGTAATAAACTCAGAGTAACCAGAGGATATTACTCAACATCTGTTATTGACCATGTTGGTGGTACGGGAGTTAAATTAATCACTGAGGCTGATAACGCCAAGATTGAAGTTGGTGATGATTTTGGATTTAGTGGTGAATGGTCATGAGTAAAAATTTTGATGAGTTAGAAGAAACTTTCAATGTTGAAGCAGATATAGTTGAGGTAGAATCTGCAACTCCAGAAAAGAAAATTGACGAGATAAAGGCAACCTCTAATGATATTAAAAAAGACTATGATTACACAAGAGGAAATCTTTATTCTTTGATTGAAAAAGGTCAAGAAGCAATCAATGGTATTCTAGAATTAGCTCAAGAAACTGAGCAAGCAAGAGCTTACGAAGTTGCTGGTCAATTGATTAAAAGCGTTGCTGATGCAACAGATAAATTATTGGATCTTCAGAAAAAATTAAAAGATGTAGAAGGAGAAAGTTCAAAAAGTCCAACGAATGTTACCAATGCACTTTTTGTTGGATCTACAGCAGATCTAGCAAAACTTTTAAAACAGCAACAAGATAATAAATAATCCTATAACTAGACGTAAATCCAATGAGTGTTCCTGCAGTAACATCATTAGCAATATACAAAGGAACTGATTTTGAAAAAAAAGTTTCTATTGCTTTAACAACTTTAGCCGGTACAGAAACCATAACTGCTAAAATTAGAAAGCATGAAACGGCGAGTACCTCGTATAGTTTTGATACTCATATCGACACAACTAATAATGCAGTTGTTATATCAATGGGTAACAGTGTTACTGACGATTTAACAGAAGGTAGAAATTATTTTGATATTATCTCTCAAAATTCTTCTACTAACAAGATTATGAAATTGGTCGAAGGTTCAATAATAGTAAATCCAACAGTATCCTCATGAATTTTTTATCTCAATTTATGATGATGTCTTCCGCAATCTTAGCGGCATCTCCAACTGATGACGAGGCATTATTTACAACTCCAGGAACTTTTTCTTGGACCGTTCCACCTAAAGTAAGAACTGTAAGTGTTGTATGCATTGGTGGAGGTGCTACTCCTGCAGTTTCTCTCAATAATAATCCAGGTGGTGGAGGAGGAGCTTTAGTTTATGCTAATAATATATTAGTAACTCCAGGCGAATCTTATACTGTTGTTATAGGAAAAGGTGGAGATTCTCAAGGAAGTGCTACTAATCCTTTAACAGGAGAAAATGGAGGTCTTTCCAGTTTTACTACAGATTCTGTCACATTAATCGCTAATGGTGGTTTTGCTAACGGTAATCCTGGAACTTTTTCTGGTGGCGATGGTGGTGGACAAGGTGGAGCATCCAATGCTTCTCAAGGATATGGTGGCGGTGGTGCTGGAGGATATAGTGGGGAAGGAGGATCTGGTGGACAAGGTGGAAATTCTTCTGTAGCAAATCCTGGTGATGATGGAGCAGGTGGAGCTGGAGGTGGCGGAGGAGGATCTTTTGCACAATCATTTTCTTCAGTTCAACCAGGTAGAGCATCATCTGGTGGTGGTACTGGAGTTTATGGACAAAGTTCAGATGGAACTGGTGGACTTGGAGCAACATCTGCGTCTGGTCTAGGAAATGCAACTTCTGCTGGAGGGGGAAGTGGTGGTACTAACGGTGATCTGAATGGAGGATTATTTGGCGGTGGTGGAAGATCTGGATTTACAAAATTAGTAACTCCAATTTTATATCTTGCTGGTGGATCTGGTGGTGGTGGTGCTGTCCGTATAATATGGCCAGGAAATGTTAGACAGTTCCCTTCACTAAATACTCAAGAGATATAGTAGAGATTTTAAATGTTAGTAAGATTAGAAAATGGTGTTCCTGTTGGAAATCCCATTGATGAAAAAAATTTCAGAAAACTACACAATAACACATCTTTTCCTAGATCTCTAACTGTTGATTGTGTAGAACCTTTTGGTTATGGATTATATCAATATACAAGGCCTCCAGTTCCTGGAAGACATTTTAAAGTTGAAGAAACTGTCTCTGTAAAAAATTCTGATGGAATTTACATGCAGACTTGGGCAACTAAAGCAATGTCTGTAGAAGAAATTGAAAAAGATACAGAATTAAAAAAAGTTGAAATTAAAAGATTACGTGATGAAAAACTAAAATCAAGTGATTGGACCATGATGTATGATGTTCGTGAGAATGATCGTTATTCTGATGAATTTATACAAGCATGGTTAAATTATAGAGAGGATCTGAGAGAAATATCATCACAAAGAGAATATCCTTGGGAAGTCAAGTGGCCAACTGTGCCTACCCTTACTAAATAAAGACATACTAGAAAAAGACGAGAATGTCCCAGCTATTCGTTGATACTATAAGAAATAGAGATGGTAATGGTGCCCCAGTGTTTGATAAGGGTATCGTCATTTCAGGTATTATTACCGCGTCTGGATCCCTTGCTGGTGAATCGGTTTCAATTGGAGTAACAGAGGTTGTTAGTTCTTCATTTGAACTAAAAAATATTGCTGGTATAGATGCAACTACAACTGCAACTATAGAAACTGCAATTGCTAACGCACCAAATGATTTTACGAGTTTAAATGTAAGTGGAATCTCTACATTTGGTGATGATATTGATCTGAACGCTGATATTGATGTATTTGGTCATACAGAAATTAACACTCTAAATGCGTCTGGAATCTTAACTGCTGCTACATTAGCGACTGGAGCAGAGGGATCTGCTATTCGTATTTCTTCAAATACAATCAGTGGTCCAGCAACCCTTACAATTGATCCTGCTGGTATTGGGACAAACACAGGAACAGTTGTAATCAATGGCGATCTTCAAGTAGATGGAGATACAACAACCGTAAACTCAACTACTTTAACTGTAGACGATAAAAATATTATTCTTGCTAGTGGATCCCTTACCGACGCATCTTCTGATGGTGGTGGTATTACACTAGAATCTGGAGAAGGAAATAAAACAATTAATTGGGTTGACTCTACAGATTCTTGGACATTCTCCGAGAATATTGATCTTGCTGCTAGTAAGACTTTTAAAATTAATGGAACAGATGTTCTTTCATCAACGACTGTAGGTTCGGCTGTAACTAACTCTTCTCTTCAAAATGTAGGAACACTTGCAGGAGTTCAAGTTAGTGGTGCTGCTACAATTAGTGGTGCTGCTACAATCGGTGGAGATTTAGATGTAGATGGTCATACAAATCTTGATAATGTAAGTATTTCTGGTGTTGCAACTGCTACTACATTTACCGGTAATCTAGATGGATCGGTTAGTACTGCGGAACAAACTAGTATAACCAAACTTGGTCTCCTCCAGATCGGAAGAGC